TTTTTTTTGGCGACACTTATACCAAAACTTTAAATCTTTTGTATCATTTGTTTAATATCATCTTCTAGTTTTTTACCAGTAGAATTTGCATGATTAATAATAGCAGCACATAAGTTAGCTTGGTACTTATAATCTTTTAATGCCTCTCTTATTTTACCTACTGGTTTTCCACCATAATCAATTACAATAGCATTGTCTTTATTTAAACCTATCTTTAGTTCAAACAAAAGACCTGTATGTTTGCTTATACTATTTTTTTCCATTGGCATTCTCCGCTTCTTTTTTAACGAAGTCTGCACCTATTTTAGGATCTAATTGATTTAATCTAGCTAGCATAGCCATAAGATTTGCTACTTCTCCATATGGTCTAGTCATAAGATATTTCATTATATCTTGTAACTGCATAGAATCTATTAAATAAGTTCTTGATCCTGTTTGTTCTTGTCCTTTCTCTTTAGTCATTGTGTTCTCCAAATTGTTTGTGTATTGTTTTTATATTTTCTTCAGCAGTAGAGATAATATTTATTAGTTTATCTAACTCTTCTGTAAATTGTGGGTGCTCACCAATTGCAACAGGGTTATTTAAGTACACATAAGCTTTAGCTTTAGCATCAGATATCTGTGCTGTATACTTATCATGCAATGCATCTAAAAATGCCTCTCTCATTCTTGTCCCCTAAATTGGTAATACTTATCTTCAATAAGATCAGCATCATCTAAGTAAGGATTAAATTTAGCCTGTACAGATTCTTTTGCATCTCTTATTGTTTGATTAAGTGTTCGACCTTGTTTTAAACAACCTGCTACAAAGTCTTCTACTTCTACTATTGCTTGTTTAACTTGACCCATCTTTGACCTCCTTTACTAGTCTATTTAAATACCATTGTGCTTTTTCTAAATCTTCCAATGGCTCTCCTTTGAACTTATATCTTGAAACATACTTCAAGACATTACCTTTTAAGTATCCATGATACTCATCATTCTCCATACAATCACGAATAACATCTATGGTTTCTTTCTTACCATGTTTGTAATGTGCAGGTGAATTTACATTATCAAACTGCACTTCATTCTCATATGATATATCATTACTATGATCTTTTTCTTTATTATACATTCGTTTAGCTTTATCCCATTTTTCTTGGTTCTCCTTAGTTAGTATCATTTATACTTTCTCCTTACTGTATTATACTCAATCATCTCAAGATCATACTCTCCTTTATCTACATTACGTTTAACTACAAGTCCACTCCACCACATCTGCTGAGTACTCTTAGCATAGTTTTCTTTATGATGCAAGTAACATCCTGCAGATAATCCCATAAGTTTTTTACCAGAAGGTAATGCACACATAGCATAATCAAATGTATGTATATGACCTACAGTAGAAGATACTTTATTTTTTAAGAGTAAAGAACGAGCAACATTGTCACCACTGATAGGCTTACCCATGACACCAGTAGGGTAATTGTGGCAATAATATACACCATCCACAACAACGGGCTTCTGGTATTCGTGTACCTCCCAACCAAATTTTTCAAATTTAAAATCATCTGTACTAATTGTACCTTCAAGTTCTGGTATGTCATCTACTGTTCTATTTATCCTATCTTCGTGATTACCAAGTAACATGATTTTTCTTGATCGCCTTCCATTAAGACCTTTGTTAAATTTTTCCAATGCATCATGAACATGGTCTATATCTTTTTTATATCTTCTACCTTCAAATGATTTCTTGCCTTTATCATAACTAGATAGTGAATCCATACTTGCAAAGTCACCCATGCATACTATGGTATTTGGTTTCAGATCATGTGCAAATTTACCTGCCCATAAAAATCTGTCATTGCTTGCCTTTGGAGTACAATGAGGGTCTCCTATTACTAAATGTGTTGCCATTAGTTTAACTCCTTATCACGTTTGTTTTTTAAGTATTCAATAAAATCAATAACATTATCTTCACTATCAAATTCTGCTACAGAATTAATAGATAAGTCTTTACTGTTACTTTTTTTATCATCTGCAAACCCACGTAGACCATACATAAATGTAGTCTGAGGGTCTGATGTTGCCATTTTAATCATACCTCTTGCAATAGTAGAACATAACTCATACTCTTCTGTTGTCATTGCGGCTTTACTATCCATAACAATACCACAGGTAAAGCCTTTATCCCAAGGTGTAACTAAAACTTTTATTGCATTTCCTGCATCAAACTTTTTCTTTCTCATTTGTACCAATACCTTTCATAGTTGTCATTACTATACTCAACTACCTTATGTTCAAATCCTCTCTTCATACTTTTTCTGCCAAACTCTTCTGCATCTAACTCTTTATCAAATAAAACATTCGTAAACATTTTGTAATCCTTATCTTTTTTATTTTTATATAATATAAAATATAACATTATAAGTACAAGGGTGGAAAATAGACCCCTCAAAACTACTCCCCACCCAGTTAAAGTTACAATCTCTATTCAAAAGTTTCCTCTTTCTTAGGATTGTTTACTTCAGTATACCAAACCCACTTAGGGTTCTTGCCTTGCGATTGTTGTTGTGGTAACAATTGCAATTTACTTCCCCAACAAGGAAGCTTGTATGGGCAAAATGTACAAGCCATGCCCAAAACTTTATTACCCGTTTTCTTAGTACGGAATGTTTCTTCAATATCTTTAAAACATCTTTCAAATGGTGTCTTGTTTTCTATAGCTGTAATGTTTTCTTCTGCACTAGCTAATGCTTTAACTCTATATTCATCATCATCTATAGGAGTTTCACATACTGTCCACTCACCTGTAGATTTATTAACTACAATCCATCCACCAAAAGGCATCTTCTCACTTTCACTATAAAGATATCCTTGAGGTACATATCCAAACGCATCGTCTTTTGCAACCTCTTCAAACCCACTTCCAAATTTTCTATCAAATGAATATGGTGACGCACTTTTAATATCCCACACTTTCTCATCAATCTTAACATCAAGCCTGCCTTCAATTTCTGATTTTTTAAATTTAAGTTTAACTTTTTTCTGCTCATCTTTTACTACTACCCCTGCTGATTTCATTACAAATATAGCTAATGCCTCAATAAGATCACCAAAAGTATTTCTCATCTTAACATTATATGGTTGACCTTCACCCTTTACATTCTTTGCCTCCATCTGCAATTGACATAATGGTCTACCTATACTTGACATTCTTGGTTTAAAGCCCTCTCTTCTTTTCTCAGAGAACTGTTTGCGTAAGGCACTTTTACATGCCTCACCAAACTCTTCTAATAAAGTATCAGATATCTCAACAGCATCTTTGTTAGATTTATCTAGATACGTTTGAACCTTTAGAAGTATATCGTTCATTATGAAGCCAACACATCTATTGGATCTTCTACTTGGTCTACTACTTTTTTCATGTCTTTATCTGCAGATTCATAATTACTTTTCTTTGCAGCTTTATATAGATCTATCACTTCTGTATTTTCTTTAGTGATAACGTCTTGAAATACTCCAAGAGTTTCCATATCTTCCTTAGACATTTCTAAACCAGCATCAGCATTAACAGCAATCTCTGGTGTGTAATAAACATTACCACCTTTCTTCTGTCTTTTAGTATCTACTGATAGTGTTGTAGTAAACATAAGTTTTTTACGTTTAGTTATCTGATCTAACGCAGAGCCAACTGGAGCAAATGCTGTACCTGTAACCCTCCATAGAGCAGGCAAATTAGAAACAGTGTGTTCTTCCCCATTTGCTTTTACTCCTTTAAGTGATAACAGACCATACAATAATCTATAACATCTTATTGTTCTTTGTTCTGCTAGTTGTTCTGGTGTTAAAGATTCCCTATCTTTAAATGGAACCTTACCACATTTTGTACCACCAAGTATATCTACAGCTTCTTCTTTCCAATTTTTGAAAATAATAGATCTGTTTACATACTCAGATTTATCTGGATCATAGTGCATGTATTGCATTGCACTTATGAATGGTCTAAATGTAACTGGCTTACCATATACATTCTGACCTACACTAGAATCAAATGTAAATAAATTACCAACTGGTAACTGATTACCTTCATCATCTTCTGGTGACCTATTGATGCCAAGTCTAGGAATATTTACTCCTTTACTTGAACCATCATCTTGCCCAATAGCTTCCATAATTTGCTCTTGTGACATTTCATTTATATTAGTTATGTTATTTTCCATAATAACCTCCTTGATTATTGATTTGCTTATACCACATTTTTACTAATTTGTCAAGTGTTATTTTAAAATATTTCATTAAGAAAAAATCCTACTAACACATACACAATTACACAGCCAAGTATAACTTCTAACATACTCTAGTCTCTCCTTCAGTAACCTCGTACTCTAACTCTTCCATACGAGCAAACCACATTAAATAACTTTGTAGTTCTTCATGTTCATTTATATATAACATTGTAGGTTTAGCATCGCACTGTGCTTTTAAATCCTGCAGCATATCATAAGCTTCTTCTTGCTCATCGTCAGCATAATCTTCCCACAACTCTTTATCTAGTAACGGTATTGACATAGTCCTCCTATATTAAAATGGTATATCATCTTCATTATCAATGTCACCATTTGGTAACTCAATAGATTGCACAATATACGTTGTTGTATTTTCTTTTCTTGCTTTAGCTATATCATTAAGTTTGTCTGCTAAATCTAAAGCATCAGATCTTTTTGGCATAGTTAAGTCAACAGTTATTGATGGCTCTAAATATTTATAGCCTACAATTTTTAGTATTACATTAGTCTCAGTCATGGTTTATCTCCTTCATATCTAACCAGTTATATCCCATTTTGATCTCTGTGTCAAGTGGAACGTTAAAGTTTATTCCATAATACTCATCTAGTGCAGGTATTACAGATGCTGTACCCTCATCAAATATCTTACTCATTACAGCTTCTTCTCCAGGATAAACATCAGCCACAATAGAATCGTGAACTGTGTTAATAAGTAAACTCTTTACCTTTTGCTCATTCATTAGTTTATATATTTTTATACATGCTAATGGTACAATGTCAGCAGTAGCTAAACCTTGTACAGGATAATTTTTTATTTGCGTACCATAACTAGATCCACCCCAAGGCATACGTTCTGCATATGGAAACGAATACTCTCTACCTGTAGGTAACTTAATTCTTTTATAAGTTATAGCTTGAGTTTGTAATTCCTCATGCCATTTAGATATACCTTTATATTTTTCTGCAAATGTTTTATAGTATTTTTTTTCAGCATCTGTACCTGTAGTACCACCATACAAAGGTTTAAAAGTATGTGCCTTTGCATCTTGTCTTGATACACCAATTATATCAGCAGTAAATCTATGTACATCTATTTTATTTTTTATATCTTCCATACCTTGTTTGTCTTGTGCAAGAAACACTGCAGTTCTAAACTCTAGTTGTGCAAAGTCTACTTCTATAATCTGTCCACCTTTAAATCTAGATTGTATAACTTTACGTATAGGAAAAGTATTACCTCTAGGTTGGTTTTGAAAGTTAGGATCACGACTTGATAATCTACCTGTAGCTGTAACAGCTTGCATAAACTTAGGATGTAACAAACCATTATCATTTGTAAAGTTTTGTAATCCTTCTACAAAAGTATTTAAGTATGTAGAGATAGCATTGTGTCTAAGAATAGAATCAATAAAATCTTTAAACTCTCCTTCAGCTTCTCCTGCAATTTTATTTAAAGTTATTCTATCTGTTTTAAATCCAGAGTCTGATACATCATATACACTTCTAGGTCTTTGATTAAAGCCTGCAAGCTTAGCCATTTTAGCATATACAAATCCTTCGCCATGACACTCATCACACTTACTATATTTTTTATATGGTGTTCCATCTACTTTAACTTTTCTTATTACACCTTTACCATTACAGTGTAAACATTGACTAGCAATTGTTTTGTATATAGGCTCAGAGTTATTAGCTACTAATGTTCTAAATTGTGCAAAAGAAAACTTAGGTCTTTTCTTATTCTTCTTTGTAAATTTATCTACACCTGTATTAAATATCTTAGCCCACTCATGTTTATCTTTAGGTTTTTTAGAATAGATTAACCATGATAATTGTTCTGGACTACCTAAATTAATCTTAGTATCTCCCATCTTATCATATACAATCTTATCTATCTTATGCTTTAGGTATGCAAACTCTGCTCTGTATTCTTTTTCTACTTGTTTAAGATCATCTAAATTTACATTGATACCATTACGTTCCATGTCAGTAAGCACAATTAAAAACTCATTCATAACTTTGATTGTCTTTAACA